AAGTGTAAAAACACCGGAGTCCTCGACCGTAATCGGATAGTGGAAACGCCTCCAAAATGAGGTTTGATCAATGATCGGAGAACCGTTCTTTTTATAGACCTGGTTCAGATCTTGATTGTATCTCATATTAGAGGTAGTAATTAAAATTGAAGATGAGAATTTCATTCCTTTTTCACGGAGATCCGCCATCGGGAGAACATAGGGACAACAAGACACCAAGGTCTGAAATTCCTTGACGTCATTACCCTCTGTAGATTGACCAAGGTCATCAAAGATGGTAATCGGTTGTCCACTATAACCATCCCAATGGTCAACGTGGCAGGTTCTTTGGTATACTAAATCTTTTCCTTTTACACCAGGGAAGAGAGAACTCAGGATCGCTAGAAATCTAGATAGAACTGAGCTCTTACCCTTCCCTGGCTGCCCGAAGAGACCTATTACGAAAGGTTCGACACGATCATCTGGATCTTCCCCTGCGGGAAGATCCACCAAATGGTCGTGATAAACCAGGTCACCCTTAACTCCTCCTCGATTCCGAGGGAAAGCAAAGGTAGCCTTGTTCGTGGGAAAGAACCCACGATCATATCGGTAATATCTCCTCACCCTCTTCCCAAACTCGCGACCTCTTTCTCGAAGTTTTTCCAAAACTTCGGTAGAGATGCCGCGATGGGGAGAGGAGAGCTGATCTCGGTGTTTAATGAGGGTATCAAGGATAAAATCCTCAGGTACCTCCTCACATAACACTTTTGATTGTAAACAGGAAAAACAGAAACGAATTAATCCTTCGGGCGACAAAAATGATCGAACTTCCTTCCAGACATCTGGAGGAAACAAGATAATTGAGTCACCCTGAGGTAATTCGTTTTGGTCCAAGGATTTAGAAACCAAAAGACAAAGAGAATTCTTTATACACTTAATCAACTGGGACTCCGATAGGTTCTTCTTCTTCAATTCTGAGAAGATTTGAAGAAAAATTGCCGAAAGGAGGTTATCTGGTAGAGGTAACATTAAGTTACTCCGGACCCGTTGATTACACTTTAGATTTTTCAAGCGAAACATCTTCAGTGTCAGATAAAGTGCATAAGAAAGTTTTAGAGAGTGGAATACTAACCTTGGTTCTTTAAAAACCAAGGGAAATATTCC